AAAAAGAAAAAGGAAGAACAAAGACCAGACACACCCCTGAATCTGTATGAAGCGAAGTCACTTCATGAACAGTACAAAGCAGGCAAAGCCAAACTAGAACTGGAACAGACCATTGGAAAATTGGTCTTAGCTTCAGAAGTGGAAGCAGAAGCTTTCAAGGTTGCCAGGACTGTCCGTGATACTTTTCAAGCACTTCCAGAAAGATTGGCAAGTGTGCTTGCAGAAGAAGGGGATGAATTCACTGTTCATCAAATACTGACCCAGGAAATCAATCAATGTCTGCAAGCATTGCAGAAATAACTGAACCCTTCCCAGTTGACTTCAACAAGAAGGTTGATCACCCACTGGGTTCAGATGTTTACCAATTGGGATTTTCCAAGGGTCTGGAACTGGACCCTGTTTTAACTGTTTCAGAATGGTCTGAAAAGAATCGAATCTTACCAAGCAAATCATCCAGCGAACCAGGAAGATGGAGAAATTCACGGACCCCATATCTGACAGAAATCATGGATCACCTTTCCCCATCGTTACCCACAGAGAAAGTGATCTTTATGAAGCCCAGCCAGATTGGTGGAACAGAAATGGGGAACAACTGGACCCTGTTCTCCATGCTTCAAGCCCCTGGGCCAATGCTGATGGTTCAGCCAACTGTAGAACTTTCCAAAAGGTGGTCAGTTCAAAGGCTTGCCCCATCGATTCAGATGATACCCCAACTTCAGGAACTGGTAGGTGACCCAAAAGCAAGGGCTTCAAATAATACCATCCTTACTAAGGAATTCGGTTCTGGTGGTGTTCTGGTCTGTACTGGTGCTAATTCTGCTGTTGGTCTTAGGTCCATGCCTGTTCGCTATTTATTTGGGGATGAAATTTCAGCATGGCCTGCAGATTGTGGGGAAGGTGATCCCCTTTCCCTGGCAGAAAAAAGAACCACCACCTATGCCAGAAGAAAAATATTTCTTTGTTCAACTCCAACCATCAAGGGCATTTGCAGAATTGAAAGGGAATTTGAAAACAGCACCCAGAAAAAGTTCTTCGTTCCCTGCCCCTTCTGCAAGCACAAGCAACCCCTGGAATGGAAAGGGATTGTCTGGGATAAATCAGAAGACGGGGAACACCTTCCCGATACTGCGAAATATGAATGCCAGGAATGTCATAAATTAATTCCAGAATCCAGGAAGACATCCATGATGAAACAGGGGGAATGGGTTTCACAAAACCCTGATGCGAATCCCAAGATTCAGGGGTATTCAATCAATGGTTTATATTCCCCAGTTGGTTGGAGAAGTTGGGCAGAACAGGTCAAGGATTTTCTGAAATGTAAAGATGACAGATTCCTTTTAAAAGCATGGACAAATTCCTTCGGTGAAACATGGGAAGAAATGGGTGAAGGACTTCAGTGGGAATATATATTCACCAGACGGGAAGACTATTCAGATGAAGAACTTCCATGTGAAGACATTGTTCTGATCACTGCAGGAGTTGACACCCAAGATGACAGGCTTGCAGTTCAGCTTCTGGGATACACCCATGACCATCAGATTTATTCCCTGCTTTATCAAGAATTGTATGGTGATCCAGGCACCCAGATTCCCTGGAATGCACTGGATGAAATATTGGAAAGAAAGTTTAAACATCCTAATGGGGTGGAACTGAATGTTGCTAGTGCATTCATCGATTCAGGGGGGCACTTTTCAGATGCAGTTTATAGATATTGTGCATCTAGATCCTTCAAAAGAATTCACCCAATCAAGGGTTCAAACATTTCTGGAAAGCCAATCATTAACAAACCTACCAAGTTGGCAAAAGGGTTGGGGTTGCTTTATTCCCTGGGGGTGGACACTGCCAAGGAACAGATATATTCCTTTCTAAAGAATGACACCCCTGGGCCCAATTATGTCCATTTCCCAATCACTTATGATCAGGAATATTTTCGCCAGCTTACTGCAGAAAAGGTGGTGACCAGACTTTCAAAAGGTCACCCAGTAAGAAGCTGGGTGAAGGTCTACAGAAGAAATGAAGCCCTGGACACTTTCGTTTATGGATACAGTGCTTTTCTAAATTTAAACCCAAATCTGGAACTTCTGAAACAGAAGGTTTCTAAAGGGGAACATATCCAATCCAGACCAAAACCAAAACCCAAGCAACGGGTCAGAAGATCCAATGGATGGGTCACAGGAATGAACAGGTTTTAAATGTCTAATTTATTCGATAGTACAAACTTCAGAACTGAAGAACCCACCCTGGAAGAATTTGGTTTCCCCATAGTGGCTGGTGATTTCCTTGCCTGGAAAAGGACTGATCTTGGAACAGACTACCCACCATCAGCATACGGGCTGACCTATTCTGCAAGACTCAATGGGGTGGGCACTGCCATCACATTGACTGCATCAGAATCAGGGACTGAATATATCATTGAAGAAAATTCAACAGCTACAGTCAACTTCCCAGTGGGGATTTATCAGTGGTCTGCCTATATCACCAAGACATCCGATTCAAACAGAATTGAAATTGGAAACGGCACCTGGGAAGTGGTGGAAAATAAAGCGGTTTCAACTGCAGATCCAGAACCCTATGAAAAGAAGGTTTTGGATGCAATCCAAGCAGTGATCCAGGGCAGGGCATCACAAGATCAGATGTCTTATTCCATAGCTGGAAGATCACTTTCCAGGATGGACCCAGATGACCTTCACACCTGGGAAGCAGTCTATAAAGCCAAATGGTTGAAGCTGAAAAGGATGCAACGGGCCAGGGAAGGTAGGGGTCATGATGGCATCATCAAAACCAGACTTGGAAGATACTGATGGCAATATTCGATTTATTTAAAAAAGCAGATCCACCCAAAAAACGGACCATCAGAAAACAGTCTTCCCGGATGTTTGCATCTGCCCAAACTTCAGAATTGTTTTCTGGATTCAGGGGTGTTGCAGGAACACCAGACGAAGAAATCTATGGTTCACTTCAGACAATGCGGAACCGATCAAGGCAAGTCTGCCAGGACAATGAACTGGGAAGAAAATTTCTTTCCATGGTTAAGTCAAACATTGTTCTGAATGGAATCAACTTTCAGGCAAAGACCAGACGGGATGATGGAACCCTGGATGATAGGGACAACACCAGACTAGAACAGGCTTGGCAGATATGGGGTGAAAATCCCAGATTCTGTTCCATCGATGGCAGAAAAAACTGGGTGGACACCCAGCGACTTGTAGCAGAAACCCTGGCTAGGGATGGGGAAGTCTTCATCAGAATGATGAAAGGTGTGGATGACAACCCCTTTGGTTTCAGCCTTTGGGTTTTGGAATCTGACTATTTCCCAATCAATAACAATAAAGTTCTGGATGATGACACAGCAATTGTGATGTCAGTGGAACAGAATCGTTATGGAAGACCACTAGCTTATCATCAGGTCATCAGAAAGCCTGGGTTGTTTTATGGAACTTCTATCAATCAGATTTTCAAAACTGAAAGGGTTCCTGCAGAAGAAATAGTTCATCTTTATATTCAGGAAAGACCAGGACAATCAAGGGGGGTGCCCTGGTTGAATACTGCACTTCGGCCTTTGGATATGTTGGGCCAGTATCAGCTTTCAGAACTGACTGCATCCAGGATCAGTTCATCAGCAATGGGCTTTTTCACCAGCCCAACTTCTGATGCCTATGTGGGAACTGATGTTGATGAAGAACAGAATCTGGTGACAGAATTTGAACCAGGAACCTTCCAGCAACTTCCAGAAGGGATGGATTTCAAACCCTTTGACCCCACCCATCCCAACACTGCTTACAAGGATTTTACCAAGACTGTTTTAAGGTCAGTGGCTTCAGGATTATTGGTTTCTTATAACAACTTAACCAATGACCTGGAATCAGTGAACTATTCTTCAATCAGGGCAGGGCAAGCAGAAGAAAGATCACAGTGGTCCATCTGTCAAAATTTCATGATCCACAACTTCTGTTCCCCAATTTATAAATCATGGTTAAGGATGGCAATCACTTCAGGTTGGTTTGAACTGGGTGGAAACGCAAACTTGCCAATGTCCAAAGTCACCAAGTTTGAAAATGTCAGATGGATTCCCAGGGGTTTTCCTTATGTCAATCCACTGCAGGAAATCCAGGCCAAACAGTTGGCAGTTCAGTTGGGTGTTGAAAGCCTGACAGACATCACTGCAACCAACGGAAAAGAATGGGATGAAGTGATTGATCAGCTTGCCCGTGAAAGAAGAAAGATCAATGACCTTGGGCTTCAGTTTGAAACACCACCCATTCAACCAGGGGGGCCAGAAGAAGAATAATGGCAGTTTATAAAGGTGTTGAAATCAACACAAAGCCCACCCAGGAAATTGCTGATCAGGCCCAGAAGGGTCTGGATTGGAGGGAAGAATTTGGAAGGGGTGGAACCAGGGTTGGTGCAACCAGGGCAAGGCAACTGGTGAACAGGGAAGAACTGTCCATTGATACTGTCAAAAGAATGAAGGCCTATTTTGACAGGCATGAAGTGGATCTGGATGCACCCAAAAACAAAGATGCTGATGCCCCTGGATACCCTGGGGCTGGTCTGATTGCTTGGTATCTTTGGGGGGGTTACCCAGGAAAAGAATGGGCTGAAAGGATTGTGGAACGGGTCAACAAAATCGATGAAGAAGAAAGGCAACCATACAACGGATTTGATGTTGGGGATTTTGTCAGATTCAGGGCACAAAAAGGAACTTACACAGGAAGGATTGTCAGCATCAGAACTGAAGGTGAAACTGAATTTGGTGATGAAACCCTGGTTGCAACCCCAGATGATCCAGTGGCAAGAATCAGGATCTATGCCCCAAGGGATGATGGAACATATATGGAAACAGATCGTGTTTTGGGAATGAACCTTTCCAGGCTTTCAAAGATTGATGAACCAGACATCAGACAGATTGAACTGAATGATGCAACCAAAAAGGCAGTTGAAAACAAGCACAAAGCCCATCAGGAAAAATACAAGGATGACCCTAAAAGATCAGTTTTCTTATCTGTAATGACCCAGGTGGTTGAAAGGGGAATTGGTGCTTATAAGACCCAGCCCAGTTCTGTCAGACCTACAGTTGTTTCTGCAGAACAGTGGGGTCTTGCCAGATTAAATTCTTTCATCTATGCCTTGGAAAAACTGAAGTTTCGTAACAAACCCCATGACACTGATTTATTGCCACAAGCACATCCATTAAGCACAAAGGAAAGATCCATGGAACAGGAACAGAAACAAGATTGGCCTGAACTTAGATACGATGACCAGGAACGGCACATCAATGATATTCAGGAAACAGATGATGAAGTCATCATCAGCTTTGCCAAGCATCATGATGATGAAGAAATGGAAATGGAAGAATCTTCAGAAGAAATGGAAATATCTGAAAGACCAGGGAAGGAAGAAGAAAGACCCTACCATGATGAAGATGACAGGATGATTGAAACAGGCCAGCTTTCCAGAGTGTTCGATCTGGACAGGTCTGCAATAGATGAAGAAAACAGAACAGTCAGTGTAATTTTTTCCACAGAAACCCCAGTGGACCGAAATTTTGGGGTTGAAATCTTAGACCATAATCGGGGTTCGGTTCGGATGGACAGACTTCAGAAACGGGCACCAGTTTTGTTGAACCACAATATGTCTGATCAATTGGGAGTTGTCGAAAGGGCTACCATCGATGCAGACAGAAAAGGAAGGGCTTTGCTTCGCTTTGGCAGGGGGAGACTAAGCACTGAAGTTTTCAATGATGTGGTGGACGGCATCAGGTCACAGGTTTCAGTGGGTTACAGAATCCACAAAATGGAAAAAGAAGATGACGAAAAACTGACCTACAGGGCAGTGGATTGGCAACCATTTGAAATTTCTATTGTACCAACTGGGGCTGATTCAATGGCAATTGTGGGCAGATCAGAAAACCAAAATTTTAAAACCGAAATTGTTGAAAGGACTTCCAAGATGGAAACCCAAATTGTTCAAGAATCTGCTCCCAAGGTTGATGAAAATCAAATCAGGGAACAGGTGCAAAAAGCTGAATTCAAACGGATTCAGGAAATTGAAAGCTATGGTCAGGAACATTCAGAAGTGGAACTGGCAAGAACATTTATCCAGGATGGAAAATCAGTTTCTGATTTCCAGACTGCAATCCTTGACAAGATCAAGCAAAGAAAGCCTGAAGAAGTTCATGCCATTGGACTTACCCAAAAGGAAACCAGGGCTTTTTCCTGGATGAAGCTGATCAGGGCAATGGCAAATCCCCATGACCGAAAGCTTCAGGAAGATGCTTCTTTTGAATTTGAAGCTTCCAGGGCACAGGCTGACAAAAACGGAATTGATCCCCAGGGTGCCTGGGTTCCTGCAGATGTCATCCATGGTCAAAGTTATTCGGATCAGCAACGTGATTTGACAGTGGGAACCAACACTGCTGGTGGTTTCACAGTTCAAACTGATGTTCTGGCTGACAGTTTCATTGATGTTCTTCGGGCTAATATGGTCTTCAGCAAGGTTGGTGTAACTGAACTGAATGGCCTGAATGGGAAGGTTTCCATTCCTGGTTCTGATGCTGGATCAACTGCATACTGGGTAGCAGAAAACGGGGCAGTGACTGAATCAGATCAGACCTTCATTTCCAGAAGTCTTGATGGAAAGACAGTTGGGGCCATGACTGACATCAGCATGAACCTGATGAAACAAAGTTCCATTGATGTTGAAGCCTTTGTGCGGAACGACATTGCCATGACACTGGCAAGTCAGATTGAACTGAAAGGTTTGACAGGCAACGGAACATCCAACACCCCAATTGGTGTTTTCAATACCACTGGTGTTGGGGGAACCACCATCAATGCTGTCAATAATCCTGATTGGGGTGACATTGTTGACATCTGGACAGTTCTGGCTTCAAACAATGCTTTGAAGGGGAATCTGAACTGGGTGGGTGCATCAACCATCACATCCAACATGATGAAAGCCTTCAGAAATGGAACTGGATCTGACAGACCTATTCTGGATGACACAGTGGGCATGAATGGGGAACATCGATTGATGACCTACCCATATTATGTTTCTGAAAACAATGTGGAATCCACCAAAAGCATTCTGACCTTTGGTGACTGGTCCAGCCTTGTCATGGGCAGTTGGGGCAACGGTTTAGATTTAAAAATTGACCCATTTACAAATTCCAACACTGGTGGAACCAGGATCGTTGGACTGTATCTGGTAGATTTTGCAGTCAGAACACCTAAATCATTTAGTTGTTCAGTCAATCCCTAATCCATAAAACTGGGAACCCTTCGGGGTTCCCTGCTTAAAGGAAAATATGAAAGTTAAAATGTTGAAGATGGTAAACGCTGACGGGGCATTCAGGAAGGTTGGTGAAGTCATCGATGTCACAGAAGAAAAAGGATCAGAACTGATCAGAACAGGTGTTGCAGAAGAAACAAAAGAAGCACCCAAAAAAGCCAAGAAATGACCCTTGAAACTGCATCTGATCTGGCATCCTTTTTTGACACTGACACCCATGGGACTGCAGTCACATACACCCCATCAGGTGGATCAGGCACCAGCATCAATGTGATATTCAACAATGAATATCAGTTGGTAGATGAAGGGGATGTGGGGGTTTCAGCAACCCTGCCAGTGATCACTTGCAGAACTTCAGATGTTTCATCAGTTGCAATTGATGACACGTTTTTAATTGGGTCAACCACTTACAAGGCCAAGATCATCAGACCAGATGGAACAGGGGTAACGGAAATTCAGCTTCAGGAACAATAAAGATGGCAGATCATGTCAGGGAACAGATCAGATCCAGAATCGTCACCAATGTCACTGGACTGGGAACAACTGGTTCAAGAGTTTTTGAATCCAGAATTTATCCCATGGAAGGTTCTGAACTTCCTGGATTGCTGGTATTCACCACCACTGAACTGTCAGAACCCATCAGAATCGGACCCAACCGATTGCTGGAAAGAACCCTTTCAGTTGTGATTCAGGGATATTGTGAAACTAATTCTGACTTTGATGGAACCATCGATGAAATCTGCAAGGAAGTAGAAACGGCATTGGCAAGTGACAGAACAGTGAACGGATTGGCAAAGGATTTATTTATTGAATCCACTGACATCACCTTCAGTTCTGAATCAAACAAGGCAGTGGGTTTTGTGACCATGGTTTTCCAGGTCCAATATTATACAGATGCACAATCCCCAGATGTTCCAAAGTGATGCAGATTTCAGTTAAGTCAGACATTAAGCAATTCAGTAAGTGGATGAATGCAACCCAGAAGAAACACCTGAAATCAGGAATCAGAAACGGGTTGAATGAAACGGCATTTCAGACCATGAAAGGCATGAGAAAAGACCTTCCCAAGTTTGTTGACAGACCCACCAGTTTCACCACCAGGGGTCTGCAATATTCAAGGGCTGAAAAAACCAGACTGACTGCAAGGGTTGGATTTGTTTCAAATGATTTTGGAAAACCAGTTGGGGGATCAAGAACCAAGCAAGCAGATTATATGTCAAGACTTGCCAATGGGGGGATCAGACTTCCACACAGAAGATCAATCCCTGTTCCTGTTTCTAAAAATTACAAAACCAACAAATTTGGGAACATCAAAAGGAATGACATCAACAAATTCCTTTCTAATGATAAGAAATATTTTTCAGGAATCCCCAGGGGGATCAATGATTCAAAAGCAGATGGGATCTGGAAAAGAATGGGAAGGGGTGGAAGGAAGAACATTGCCATGGTGATTGCCTGGGAAGACACCACCAAATATTTCAAATCATACCCATTTGGCCAGCAAGTCAAGGATCATGTCAGGCAAAAATTTAGGAAGTCTTTTGAAAAGCAGATTCAGGAAGTGATGAACCGAAAAGGTATTCAATATTTTTCAAAATACAAACTGGGGAACATATTATGATCATGTATCAAAAGGGTTCAGACCCTATTGATGTCCATCCAACCAAAGTGGATGAAATGCTTCGGAAAGGATGGTCAACTGATGCCCCTTCAAAGGGCAAAAAATCCACCAGCAAATCTGCTGGTGATTCTTCAAAATCTGTAGCAAAAAAGGATTAACATGGCTACGCATAAAGGATCTGAAGGGGTTGTCAAGGCTGGTGGAAACACTATTGCTGAAGTGACTGGCTTCAGTTTTGATGAAACTGCAGACACCATTGAATCAACTGCACTATCTAATTCAGCAAGGTCATTTGTTTCTGATCTGGTTCAATTCAGTGGAACCATTGACTGTTTTTTTGATGAAACAGATACGGCACAAAATGCAATGACTGCAGGCAGTTCGCTGACGATTGAGCTTTACCCAGAAGGCACTGGTTCAGGTGCAACCTATTTTACTGGGAGTGTTATCATCACATCGATTGCCAGGGCAAATGCAATCGGGGCTTTGGTAACTGCAAGCTTTGGCTTCCAGGGCACTGGTGGATTGACTTCAACCACTGTTTAAATCTAAAAAAGGGAAGGGAATATGAACATCTTAGAAAATGCAAAAAATCATTTTCGGGATAAGCTTTCAGGGGATCTTCAATCAGTTGAAGTTCCTGAATGGGGCACTGATGGAACCCCTGCAAAGCTTTATTTCAAACCAGCAATCAATTTCCAGAGTCAGGAAAAAATAATAAAACTTTCTGAAGAAGGAAAGAAAGCTGAAGCAGTTGTTCAAGCCCTGATTGAAAGGGCACTGAATGAAGATGGACAAAGGGTTTTCAGGCAAGTGAACAGGCTTGAATTGATGAAGTCAGTTGATCCTGAAGTGGTTGCCAGGGTTGTTTCTGAAATGTCAGGGGATGAATATTCCATCGATGACATTGAAAAAAACTGACATCTGATCCTGAAATCTTTTTTCTGTTTCAATTAGCAGAACATCTGCACAAATCGGTTCAAGAAGTGATGCAATTTTCCATTCTGGAAATCAGGGGGTGGATTGCATATTTCAGGGTCAGGGATCAAAAAAAATAAAGGTTAGAAGGTGCCCAGTTTAAACATTCCGATAACTGCAGAAGACAGAACCAAATCTGCATTCAATTCTGTTCTTAGATCCACTGATAAATTAAATAAATCCTTTGGTGGTCTGACCAAGACCCTGGGCCTTTTGGCTGGTGTTGGTGGGTTGGGTGCCTTGACCACAAACCTTTTATCAACTGCAGACAAGCTGGGGAAGGTTTCAAGCAAGCTTGGAATTGCAACCCCAGAACTTCAGAAATTCCAATTCGCCGCCGAACAATCAGGAATCCATTCAAACACCCTGAATACTGCCCTTCAAAGGTTCACCAGAAGGCTGGAAGATGCAAAAAAAGGGGTGGGGCCAGCCAAGGATGCTTTTGATGATATGGGCCTTTCATTCAGCAACCTGGATGGCACCACAAAGACTGCAGAACAGATGTTTCTGGAAGTCGCAGATGCAATGTCTGGCATTGATGACCAATCCAAAAAAGTATCCCTAGCATTTAAGCTTTTCGATTCTGAAGGGGTCAGTCTGATCAATATGCTTCAGAATGGTTCTGGTGCCATCAAAGAAATGGGTGATCAGTTGGAAGACTTTGGGGGAATCATTGATGATGATGCCATCAAAGCAACTGAAAGGTTTAATGATGCAGTGAACCTTACTTCAAAAGCAGTAAGGGTGGTTTTTTCTGAATCAGTTCTTTTTTTAAGTGATGCCTTTGAAAGAATGGGAAGGGGGTTTGACAAGATTTTTGGATCTGCAGAAAAAGTGAAGAAGGTTTCTGAAGATCAGACTGCAGTAAGAATCAAACAGACCCAGATTGAAAATGAATATGTCCAAAAATTACTTACAGAAGTTCCTGTCACTGCAACCTTAGCAACCAAGCTTTCAATATTAAATGAAAAGCAAAAAGAAATAAATATTAGAAGATTCATGACAATTGAGTTACTTGAAAGGCTTGAAAGGTCAAGCAAAGTAACTTTGAAAACAAATAAAGATTTAATTGATTCAAATAATTTACAAATCAAAGGTCTGACAAGTTATATCGGGAAATTAGACAAAGCCAATGAAGCAATTGAATTTGCAAAATTAGATTTACAAGCATTAGATGAAGAATATCAAAAAAATATTGCTTCCATTGAAACCTTCAACAATAGATTAAGGCTTTCCCAGGAAACCTTTGATGATGGTTATAATTTGGATGTGGTGGACCTGACCCCAGTTCTTAATAACAATTCAATGAAGCTTTCAGAAATGACCATTGAATTGTCAGAACAAGAACAAAAATTCATTGATATTTTTGGAACAGTCAAAGACCTGGACAAAACTTTTGAAAAGTTTGGTTTCAGGGCTTCAACAATGTCACAACTGAAAGACTTTGCAAAAACCTTTCAGCCTTTGATTGAAGGCGCAGGGGCAGTGGGGGATTTCTTTGCCAGACAGGGGGAAGGAATCATGCAAGCAGGGGGTGCATCAGGCCAAAGGGCCATGCAAGTTGGGAAGGAATTTGCCACCAAGGGGGTTGAAGCTGGGATCATGGCTTTGGTTCTGTCTAATGAAAAGGTCCAGGAAGCACTTGGAAAAGTATTTGATGCCCTGTTTGAACTGATTGACCCAATCATTGATCTTCTGGCCCCTGTCATTGAATCCCTGACTGAAATCCTGGTGGAATTAAAACCACTGTTTGAATTATTCATACCAGTTCTTAGGGAAACCATGGTACCAATCAAGGGTTTGATTCATGTAATGAAACAAGTGATTGGGCCAATTGTTCACCTGATAAAAGAAATTGCAAAAATTTTCACCCCAGTTGGAACACTGGTTGATGCCCTTAATGCACTAGCATCACCACTTAAATCCTTAGAAAGTGCAATCAAAAGCATTGGGGGTGTTTTTGGTGGTGGTGGGGGTGGTGGGAACATTGTCACAAACACCATCAGTTCAATTGGTAGTGCTTTAGGTTTTGCAGATGGTGGAAGGGTCAGGGGGAACAGATCCATAATCGTGGGTGAAGAAGGTCCAGAGGTATTCACCCCAAATCAGAATGGAACTATTATTCCAAACCATGACCTGGGTGGTCAGACAGTGGTGAATGTATTTCTGGACATGGAAGGACAAGTGAAACTGCCACTTCATCAATATGTTTCCAGTGTGCAAAGAAGGGCTGAAAGGTCTGGCAATCCGCAACTGGCAGGAATACTGGCAGGATGACTGAATCGGTTATTATCACAGTTCAAATGGAAGTGGATTCAACCCAGTATTATATGGCAACCCAGGGGTTTTCAGGGTCAAATTTTTATAATCCATTTGTTCAAAGCCTTCCATCCATTGAATGGTCTGGTGAAGGGTTTTTGAAGACTCAAGCAGGGCAGTTGATTCTGACCAATGACCCAGACAATGATGACCACCCTTTTGCTTATTCAACCAACTGGAATTCCCTGATAACCAATCCTGATCAGCAATTTAAAACCAGCATCAATCCTGGGGAACCTGGGTCTGATAAAACTGCTTTGTGGCATGGCTATGCAGTGGTCAGATCCATCACAGAAGATGCAATTGAATTTGACCTGTTTGAATTCGCAGATTATGGAATTTTGGACACAGTTGGAAGTGGTGGGGATTGGCCTGTTTCCAGTTTGACTGCAGGAAATCCAACTGTTCTGACTATTGATAACAGGGAAATGGGTGGGAACACCTTAGAAGATTGGGTTTCTGTTGGTGATAATATAGTGATAAACAACACCTTCAGCCCTGTCATTGCAAACACCCAATATCTTGTTACTGCCATTTCTGGGAATTCTGTTAGCATCGATTTGGATTCAACTGGTGCAACATTTGCCACTCCAAGGGTTGTTACCAACACCTTTGATTCAGGGTCTGGCACAAGATGTATTTTGACCAAAGTTTTATCAGCCCCTTTTGCAGTTTTTAGCATTGGAAGCACATTAAGAGAAGTCCCCAGGGATCGGTATTTTCAGGATGGATTTTTTGGATATTACTTTTTCACTTATTCTTCAAACACTGGTCAAGACACTGGCACGAATTTCAAGATATTTCTTGATGGGGTTGATCAAACTTCCAATTTTCAAAGGTCAGGCAAAGGCAGTTACAGAAAAAATGATGGGAGTGCTTTTGATGGGCTTATAACTATTCAAACAGTTACATATTACAAAACCATTTTTGATTTAATCGATTTAAATTATACCGAATTGAATTATCCAAATTCACCCAAAGCACCCGATGCGGATGACTCTGTAAAAGCAGGACTTCATATTGAATACACCAAAAATGTTAATAGAGAAGAATTTTTGAATTATATTTGTAAAAACACAAATTATCAGTTTTTCATCAGATATTCTTCAAGTGGTCAGGGACCATTTTCAACAATCATAGACAAAGCAAATGTCCCAACTGCCCAAGATTTGGATAACACACAAATTTTAAATGCAACCTATCAATTTAAGAACCCTGTTAAATCAGTTTCTTGTGATTTTAAAACATTCACAGAATCAGGGTCTTTAGCAACGGACAATTATTCATTCAACGAACAATCCAAAAATTTATCTGTTTTTAATTCAGACCTTCCAACTGGTTCAGAAATTTCAGTGGAACAGGTTCATGACCAAACAGGCCAGCAACTGAATTATCTGCAAGCCATCCTGGATGTTGAAAAGAAAATCACCATTTCAGTGACCCTGGATAATATCAACACCAGCATCCTTCCAGGGGATAATCTAAATTTCACAAGGGAAGTGGACAAGATCACAGTCAATCAGTTACTGGTCAGAAAGATCCAATATAATCTGAATAGCCAGCAAACCACTTTTGAAGGTGATGGAACCATCACCCTAATTGAAAAGACCTGATGGAATTCATTCAAGCATCAAAAATCACTTCCACTTCTGCAGGAACGGGTTCAATTAATTCTTCCTATGCAGTTTCTAATGTTGCAGATGACAACCCTGGGAAACCCTTCATCAGTTCTGGAACTTCTGAAACCATCACCATCAATGTTGGGGCTGGCTCCCAGGCATTGTTCTTTTTTGGCTTAATGGCAGACAGTGCAATTTTGACAGTCAATGATTCAGTGGGAATTGGTCAATCAAAGGAATTGAATGTTACCCCTTATTCATCCATTGATCAGTTGAATATTGGAACCACCAATCTGATCCCACCTGAATATTTGTCATGCACACTGTCACCCTATTCAGGAACAGTTCTTTCAAGCCCCTTGACAACGGACACCACTGCAACTGATTCCATCACTGGTGCCCCAGATACTTTGGAACTTCAGGCCAATCTGACCATTGGCGATGGGCAGACAAATAATCAGGAATTAGTCATTGGATTAAATACAGATACCACTGTTCAATTCAATTCCAGTGGGGTTGCCCTGAATTCTGCCACTGCAATCATTGAATTGACCACATCAACAGACAGAAAAGATTCTGCAGTCACTGGAGATAACATTGGGTATTGGGTGCAGGATTCTGGTGCAACTGGAAGATTCAAGGCCAGTTCTGGGGCTTCAGACTATGTGAACACAAACAACCACGGAAATGTCAGGCTTGGTTCCCATGTAACGATTGGGGGAACCAGTTACCAGATCACCAAGATTGTAGGAAATGGAACCACATCTGGGGCAATAACCCTTTCAGGATCTGCCAGTTCTGCCACTGTAACCCAGATGCTGAACCCCTTAAAACTTGGGATTTTCAGGATGGGTTCTGTTCTGTCTGTATCAAATCCACAGGTGGGGGCACAAAAATCATTTGAAGATTTCAGTTATAAAAGGCCATTGATCGATGGGGGTTATACCCAGATACAAAGAAATGTAGTTTCGATCTATGCAGTTGGGTCAATTATGCCAAGGTCTGAAGCTGAAAATTTCATAAACCATTATCGGGCTTTTAGATCGAAACCCTTTCCTGTTTTGGTTTTTGATTCAATGCCATCAGCACAATCAGAATCTGTGAAATATAGTGGGTTTTTCTATCTGCCTGAACCACCCCAGGTCAGTTATAGTTTCAAACAGGCAGAATTCCAAAACATCACCTTCAGACTTCGGGAAATAACATAAACCTTTTTTCCAAAATTACCCATGCCTGACCGCATAGTAAAGCCAGACACTGGCAATGATCTGGTGCTTCAAAATGATGATGCTTCTGCAAAGATTGAAATCAATGAAGACGCAACGATTAATTTTACTGGAACTGTTGCAGAGTTTACGGTTGATAATATCAAAATTGATGGCAACACAATTGTTTCAACAAACACAAATGGAAACATTGATCTTACACCAAATGGAACTGGTGAAGTAAATATTTCAAAAGTTGATATTGATTCAGGAACAATTGATGGAACTGATGTCACAGTTGGTTCAGGTAAAACATTGGATGTTTCTGCAGGAACTTTGACCAGTTCAACTGCACAAAAAACCGCAATTGTTGACGGGGGTAAGGGGAATCTAGCCAAATCGGATGTTGGTCTCGGAAATGTTACGAACGAGTCAAAAGCGACGATGTTCACTTCTCCGGCTTTTACTGGAACAGCATCGTTTTCTGGAAGTATTGACCAAGGAGATGGTCAAAATATCCAAACCGATGAAATACGGGCCAGGGATGGTGATGGTTTAAAACTAAGGGATTCAGGTGGATCAAATGGGATTTTTGTAGAAAATGGTGGGTTTGTTGGGATCGGTATAGATGACCCAAACAATCAACTATCTGTCCAAGGCAATTCAAATTATTTATTGAATTTGAAACAGACTGGTTCTGTTATTCACATGCTTGCAATGCGTGGACCAAGTTCAGCAGGAATTGATTTTGCCTGTGATGGTGCAAATAACAAAGTTAAAATGATCAGTCTAGGTAGTGGCGATGCAATTGAATTTGTCACTGAAGATTCAACGACAAAATTAACGATTGCCTCAAATGGTAGTATAGGAGCGCCATCAGGAACCAATATTTATAACGCTTCAGATTTACGCTTAAAGAAAAATGTTAATAATTTAACAGGTAGTCTTGAAAAAATTAACCAAATGCAAGGCGTTAGTTTTGAATGGATTGATGGATTTTGTCCTGAAGAATCAGGAAAAATTCACTATGGGCTGATTGCTCAAGATTTAACCAAAATTGATTCAAATCTGATTTCTGAATTTGGCAATCCTATTGAAGCCAGGGATGCCGTTCTTGATGACAAAGGGAATATTATTAAAGAAGCAATCGAAGCATCTCCTAACAAAATTACTGCGGGAGATCAAGTAATTGAAAACCCTTTAAGGGTTGAAGAAAAGTTTATTATTCCGTTACTCATTGAAGCAGTAAAAACATTATCTGAAAAAGTGTCTGGACTGGAAAACGCATAATGCAACTAACAAAAGAAGAATGTGAAGAAAAAATTCAGGATTTGAACAACCAAATCCAGCGATTAATCGGATACAAACAAGCACTTTTGGAAATGGAAGAAGAAGCACAAAAAGCAGAAAATGACCATTTAAAATAAATGAAAAAGCTTTTCATCCATCCACTGTTTCTGTTTCTTTCTTTTCCAGTTTGGGCTGATGAACTGATTGCCCAATATAATGCCAGGGATTTTCATCCTGATCAGAATCCTGGCTATGATTATTCCAGAATTCAGAACCAGGGTGGTGACACCACTGACAAAATCTTTGACATCATCACTGGATCTGATGCCCCTTTGTTGGCTTTAATTGTTGGATGCCTGGGGCTTTTCATCTGGAAAAATGAACAGTCTGCCAGGGCTGACAGAACCCTTTTAAATAATAGGCTTTTTGATGTGATCAAGGATGCCCAGGCTTCAATGGATGGGGTCAAAAACGAATTGACTGCAATTAAAATTCAAGATGCTGATACCAATGCAAGGGTCAGCAATCTTGAACGGGAAACAGAAGGAATCAAAGAAAGACTGATGATGATGAAGGTGTGATGGATAGAGACAGACTTTACATCAGGGCTGGTCTTTCATTTCTTCTTCTTTTGATTTTTTGTGTTTTGCTGATCCTGATTTTTTATGTGGAACTTCCCAGTTCTGCAGAAATCACATCAGCAACTTTGCTGGGTGCCCTGGTTGGAAACCTGACAAGCACCCTTTCTTACTGGTTCGATTCAACGGAACACTCAGAAAACAAAGGACAGAATGGAAGCACTGGTGATGAAACTGCTTAGTGCTTTTGGGGCTGGTATTGCTTCAGAAGTGACTGAATTCACCCTGGACAAAGGTGAAGAATGGTTAAGGGAAACCCTTGATGAAGATGATTTCAAAGCACTTGATAACATAGTGGACATTGATGAAAGCCAAGTTCATTCAACTGTTCATGATTTCTTAAAAGATAAAATCCAGATTCCATTCTGATGAACATTTCGGCAGTAACAACCCAGATGAAATTTTATGGTCAGAAGCTTTCTGAAAAACTTAATGAATTTTACTGGGTGGTTTCCCAGAAAATCCACAAAGCTTGGAAGAAGGGACTTTCTAATTTTAACAGGGGGGATGTTCGTAATGGGTAAATATTTAAGCCCACATTTTACTGCTTCAGAATGTAACTGTAATGGAACGGGAAAACTTCCCTGGGATGATGGCCTGGACAAAGACCAGTTCATGGCCTTTCTGGAACTTCTGGAAGCAATTAGAAAAGAATGGGGGTCCAGACCCATTGTGGTAAATAGTTTTTACAGATCCCCAGAATATAATAATGAAATTTCATCAACTGGACCAACTGGACCCCATACGGGCAGGGCTGGTGGATTTGCGGTTGATGTGGGGGTCAGTGGTGGATCTGCTTTGGATCTGATCCAGGTTGCCAGGGAAGTGAACCTGACCAATGTTCAACCCATTCAGGGGATTGGGATCAAAGGAACTGGACCCCATGCAAAAAGGTTTGTCCACCTGGACAATCTACCCAGGAAAGCATTGTGGTCTTATTCATGACTGCATTTCAAAGGTATTAAAAAGGTATTAAAAAATATCTGATCCTTCCAAGTTTTTGTTTTTAAAGCATAAATCTGGCGGAGATGTGTAGGAATCGAATCCATTCATTCAAGCCAGATATTATGCTTTTTCTTTAATGATTTCAATCAGATGCTGGGTTTGTTTCGTTCCTTAAAAATAGGTATTAAAAGGTATTAAACTGTATTTTGCCCTGCATTTTTGGCCTGAAATCGGTATTAAAATTCAAGGTTTTCAAAGACATCAACCAGGGGTTTGGAATCCTGATCATAATATGAATCAATCGTGGTTCTGATGTCCTGGTGACGCAAAGCCATTTGTGCCAGGGCTGGGTTGATGTTGACCAGTTTGGTTCCCAAGCTGGACCGATGTCCATGAATAGGTTTGGCAACCCCTGACAGATTCAATGCTTTCAGGATCTTAGAAAAAGCATTGGTCAGGGCATCACTGGAACTGAACTGATGATTCCCATCACCCCTGTCAAGATACCACACTTCTGATTTTTTCCTATCTTGAAGATCCTTCTTCAGAAATTCTTTCAGGTTCGATGACAATGGGACCATTTCCAAAGCTCTTGATTTGGTGGTTCCTTCAATGGTCTGAACCTTCCCAAATTTATCAGTGGATTTCTGATTGACAGGTTTCAAAAGAATCCTGTTTTCATCAAGCCTGATGTCTTCCAGCTTCAACCTGAAAACATCCCCAGCCCTTAAACCCCTATATCTGAAAAGAAAAAAAGCACGATACCAATTCAGATAAGAAATCTTATGACCACCAAGGGCTGATTTATATTTGAACAGAATATGTTCTTCAATCCTATCCTGGTCATCTTCAGTGAAGGTTCTGACCTTGAAATCCTTTTTGGTCTTGGCTGGTTTCTGAAGCTGGACTGATTCAGAAATGTGATTGTTTTCAAAAGCCCATTTCAAAAACAGGTTTAGTTCAGAAGCATAGGAAATCAGGGATCTTCTGGATAAATCAATCTTGCCTGACAGCATAAACTTTTCTTGGTGTTTATGCTGGAACCTGTTTGATGAATGATCCCCATACACTTCCAGATATTTCTGAAAAGACAGTTCCATCTTTCTGACAGTGGATGCCCTGGGAACCTGAAGGGTCTTTTTTGATTTGGTGTTTTTATAATGAACCAGAAACAGATCAAAAACCTTGGAAATCTTCAGGGGTCTTTTTCTTAAATCTGCTTTTGATTCTGCAAAGCCAGTGGATTCTTCCAGTTCATGAATGGCATCATGAATGGCTTTTTCAAATGCAGAAAGACTTCTTATATTTCCACAATCAGAATATTTGAAGTCTTCCTTTGAACCAATGACAACCTTTCTGGGTGCCCCACCTTTGGGGATGGGGTTCCCATCTTTGTCTGTTCTAAGCAGGGCACGGATCACTTCCTTCTCGTATTTCGTCCCCTTGTTCAGTTTTACCAGTTGATACTTCTTCATACTTTTCCTTTCCATACTGATTCTTATGATCTTCAATCATTTTCTTCATTAGCTTCAATGCTCTAGTAAATTCGTCACTATTCATTTAGCCTTTCATGGAATTACTAATAACCCTTTCCAAGCTAGATATTAGGGTTCTGCAATCCCTTAATTCTGATTTTAAATTCTTCGTTTCATCAGTGTTGCCTGTCAGAATCCAGGTCAAGGCTGGACCTTCTCCAGCTTGCATCATGGATTTCATCAGCCCTGCACTGATGGCCCTTCTGCCCACAAAGATTGCCGAAACATAACTGGGTTTGATGCCATATTTTTCTGCGAATGTTTTTTGTGTCAGACCTTCTTTTTCAAAATATTTTTTCAATCTGTTTAATGTTTCTTTTGATTCGGTTTCCATACTGTTTTTTTAAAGTGGGTTGCATACCACTAACTACCTAATATTCGGATCTTATGATCCCTGTCATTGTCAATGGTGGTGGATGTCGGTGTGTCCATGATCGTGAAGGAAATCTGCTTTCCCCAATCGTTTTTGCTGATTTTGGGGGTGGGGGATGTTTCATAGCCCATGCACCCCTTGAATAATTGTAGTCTTTAAGATTATTCATTGTCACCCTTCCATGAACCCATCCAGATCAGGTTCCTTTTTCTTCCCCAGGCACCAATTGCTTTGAATTGGGTCACAAATTCACTGACCCCAAACCATGACCGGCTTGAACTCCATTTCTCCTTGTTCCCTCTTGCCAGAACATTTTGATCCCATTTTTTAAGCCTATCCATTTTACCTTTCCTGAAAAAAGTTGAATCTGGTGTTGACAATAACACCAGATTGAAATATTTTAACACCAGATTTGACATATTCTGAACAAATATCAAATCCAACAAATTCCACCATAGGTTGGGTTGACATGGAAAGCAACACAAAAAAACACCAGTTCCTTCCTGATCCTGTTCAGGAACTGAATGGGAATATCTGCAGACTTTGTGATCTTCTGGAAATCCTTCTGGATTCAGAAGCAAAGGAAATGAAGGTTCAAAGAAAGATCAAGGATGAAAAAAAGGAACTGTCAGACCTTTATAAGAAGGTGATCAGTTGATCATCCTGACAGATCAGGAAATTAATCAGGCCAATGAATTGGCAGACATCAGGAACACAGGCATGACCCAATACCGAAAGGAACCAGGGCTGAACAGACATCAGCATTTCATTGGGGCATTGGGTGAAATTGCCTTTTCCAGATTGTTTGGGCTGACAGTGGAAATGGTCCAGAAACCTGAAGGTGATGATGGTGTGGATTTTTTTATGGATGGTAAATCCATCGATGTCAAAACTTCAGAAGCACCATTTCCAAAGCTGATCAGTCTAAAGTCAAAGATCAGGGCAGATATATATGTTCTTGCCCACACCAAAAAAAATCGGGTTGCATTCTTAGGATGGATCAGAAAACAGAATTTTATTGATAAACACCAAACCCTGATTGGGGTGAAAGGGTCACCATGGTATGTGACAAACGAAATGCTGAACCCGATCACAACTTTATAGATTTTGAGTCAAGAAGATTGCTGAAGGAATCAGAAAGCTTAATCCAGAAATCAATCCTTGAATGGTTGAATTATCACTCTGAAGTCTATGCCTTCAGGGTCAATGTTCAGGGTGTTCCTTTACACAACGGAACTGGACGTTTCAGACCTTCCCCGAATCGGGGAATTGCAGATATTTTAGCAAGTGTAAAGGGCACCTTTTTAGCCATTGAAGTGAAATCAAAAACAGGGAAACAGTCAGCATACCAACGGACCTTCCAGGAATATGTGGAAAAAAGTGGGGGTCATTACATCATCGCCAGGGATCTGGTGACAGTCATGAACAAAGTGGATGAACTGCTTGGAAAGGGGGAAGCAAAAAACACAATTGATGAAACTTATTAACAACATTAAAAATGGATTTTTAAATGTATAAAAACAGAATAACTATCATAGGCAATGTATCACAGGAACCCACTGTCAGAACCACTTCCAATGGAACAGAAGTGTGCAACTTTTCAGTGGCAACCAATCACTTCTTTTACCGCAATGAAGAAAAGATTTCACAACCTGAATATCATTCATGTTCTGCATGGGATCGGCTGGTGCCCAGGTGTGAACATCTGAAGCTGGGTCAGAAGATAGAAATTGAAGGAAGGGTGAAGGAAAACAACTGGGAAAAAACCTGTTCTTGTGGTCAGACCATCAAGCAATATCGGTATGAAATCCAGGTTCAAAGCATTCTTTATTTGGATAAGAAAAATGAAGACTCATGACATCACTGGGTTTGAAGTTATCCAAATCCTGAAGAAAGCAGAAAACCAAAAACCTAAAAGGGAAATATGGAATCAGGCAATCAGTTTGTTTGGGAAGTTCTTGAATTGCGGAAAGCCCAAAAAGCAAGCAATGGAGCAGGGGGCAAAACAAGCCTTCAATTAAAACGGGCAAAGGAAGCAGAACAAAGGGTGGATGATTATCTGAAAGCCTATGAAAAAATGATGAATCAAGAAAAGGGATGATGGAAGAAACAGAAGAAACAAAACCAGAAATGAAAATAGGTTCACCACTAAATCATTTCAACATATTTCATTCAGAAGAAATGAATGAACTTTTTGGGGCCATGGCATCAGCCCAGGGTGAAATGGGCAAAGCCATCAGCAATGAAACCAATCCTTTCTTCAAGGCTAAATATCCAACCCTGGATGTGGTCATTGATGTCTATCGTGAACCCCTGGCAAAGCATGGCCTTTCATTCATGCAGTGGTCTGTTTCAAATGGGCAGATGATGAATATGCTGGCCCATAAGAGTGGTCAATACATTGCCAGCATCGATGAACTAAGGATCAAAGAAAGCACCAATCCCCAGGCCCATGGAAGTGCTTATTCATACCTTCGCAGATATTCAGCAATGGGGGTAATGGGATTGGGCAAAGCCAGTGAAGATGATGACGGGAACCAGGGATCTGGAAAGGGTTCAAAACCATCCACTGATCAGGGGGGTTCCAGGGGGTCTGGTGGAAGATCCAGAAAGCCCAAGGATGAATTTCAAAGCCAGTTGAATTCCCAGGGCACATACCAGTTTGAAACATCCCCAGATGACAAACCATCTGATCAAAAACCAAAGAAAGATCCTGAACCAACCCCTGAACAATTGGAAATCATTAGGGTTGCAAACAACAAACTGGACGAAGCAACTGCACTTAGTCACTTATCGAATATCTGGTCAAAGCATGGTTCCCATTGGAGAACCCAACTTCCAGGCAAGCTGATCCTTCCAGTTCAGGATTTCAAAGATCAGAAAAGGGAAGCACTGAAAAAAGCCAGGGATGAAAAGGAACAACAAAGAATTTCAGAAAGGGAAAAGGAAAATGAAAAAGCAGAAGTTTGAAATCTATCTGGATGAATCAGGGCAGATTGCCTGTCAACGGAAAAGGCCCAGATCAGTCATCACAACACTGAAAAGAATTCTGAAGGGGGGAAGATGAATCAAGCAATTTGTCCACATTGCCAAAAGCCAAACCCAATGGGAAAGATGTGGAAATTCGGAGAAATAAACCCAAAGACAGAACAGGCAATCATCTTTTGTGGTGATGATGAAGAAATGAATGGGGGATGTGGGAAAAGGATTCTGGTGGAATGGACATGGGTTCCTGAAATCATGGTTTCAGCAATTGGTGAAAGGATTCGATGACAATTCCAAAAGATTCCAGGCTGACCCCAATCAGGTTTCAGGAAAGAAGGAAGGGTCATGCTTTCTGGCTTTATCAGTGTTCTTGTGGAACCAAAAAAATCATCCAGCAAAGTTCAGTGAATCGTGGTTTGTCCAGGTCATGCGGATGTTTGAAGAAGGAAGTGGTTGTCAGAAGAAACCTTGAACAGAAAGGGTTCCAGAACAAAAACAAATCAAACAAGGGAAACACACCAGCAAACAAAGGAAAGATCAGAATTCATAAGATTCCTAATGATCCCACCAGCCCTTTCAGGTATGTGACTGAACAGGAACTGACACAAATTTATCATGGGGTGATTGATGAAGGATTTTGATATTAACAAAAGAAAAAGGTACATGGAAACCAGCCCTTCAAATGGCAGTTTAATAATGCGGTTTGATTTAAAGAAAAAGCCTGAAAGAATTCTTTTTGAACACCTTTTAAAAATGGCAAATGAGCATCATATTCCATTGCATAAATTGGCAAAAGAAATGGTCTGCCATGTAATTGAATCTGATTTAGAAAAGGATGAAAAGACTTAACACTAAACCCAGAATTAAGACAGTTGGTTGGTAGCTCCTAGCCTTTTAGTTTAGGCTTTAACATAGCCAACCCCAGGGGATGATTTAACCCTGCCTCATGACTGTTCAAGGCCAGAACTTCGGCACGAAAAAGTTAAGCCTGTTCTGGGTTTAGTTTTTATCAGGCACGTTTTTTGATGTTAATTATATATAATAATATAAATATATTTAAAATATTAATTATACTTTAAAACTAATATATATAATTAAAACCTTTTTATTTTTAAAACATATAGTAACTAATAATATTATAATAAATACTGTAGTTACTGGTTATTAATAATTACATAGCATTAACAAATAATATTAATAATACATGAAATGACAGAAATGACGATCAATGATCATGCCCAAATTGTTTTAGACGAAATAGGGATTTTATTAAATTCAAAACCTGTTTCGTCGAATACTGCCAGGGCATCATATTTAAAACAAAGATTAAAAGATTATTCTTCAGAACAGTTGATTGCCTTTGTGAATTGGCAGTTCAAACAATGGGAAAACTGGGAATTAAGAAATCAATATTTCAGACCAGAAACACTGTTTCAAAAGAAACGGGTTTCTGAATGTATGGAAAAGGTTGAATTAGGGGAAGCACCTTTGGACCCAGAACCAACAAAGGAAACAGTGGACTGCAAAAACATTTCTTTAGAAGAATACAGAACCATCGTTTTAAGGGGTTCAAGATATTTTGGATACCACTACAGAAGAATGACTGATTCCAAGAAGAAGAAAGTGGATCAGATCATCATCAAGGATTATCAGTCTGGCAAACCTGTTTATTCAGCAATCGGAATCAAAACTTTTGAAGCCATTAGAAAGGAAAGCCATGAAAGACTTGAAAACCAAATTTGATGAATCACCAGATCCACTTTCAATCAAGGAAGTTTCTGGGCTTCTACGGGTTCATGAAAATACAGTGAACAGATGGATCTTGAACGGACAACTGGAAGCCATCCAGCCAACTGGGAAATGGGGGTCAGTCAGGGTCACAAAAGAAGCACTGGGTAAGAAGATTTTTAAAGACTGATCAATGATTCATTACCATGGCACCAGAATAGCCTGTTCAGATGATCAGTGTGCCAGGATCTTAAAAGGCAGACACGCATTTGTTTCTTTTGCAGACCCTTCACAGTTATCCATTGTCCAGGAAGTCTGCCAAACCTGGGCCTTGGATAATGGTGCATATTCTTTTTTTAATTCAGGGAAGAAAGTTGATTGGGATGACTTCTATTCTTTTGTTCAAGAAGTCAGATCACCTTCAATGGATTTTTTTGTCATCCCTGATGTGATTGGGGGATCAGAAGAAGAAAATGATGCCCTGATTGAATCCTGCCCTTTTCAAGATGGAATTCCTGTTTACCATCTTCATGAATCCCTTTCCAGGCTGGAAGCACTTGCAGAAAGATTTTCCATGATTGCTTTTGGAAAGATGGTTGGTGTTGAACACAATTCTGAAAAATTCTGGATCAGGATGCACCAAGCACTGGACAAAATTTGTGATGACCAGGGCAGACCTAAAGTGAAGATCCATGGTTTGAAATGTTTAAATCCACAAATCTTCACCAAAGTTCCTTTCACCAGTGCTGATTCCACCATGGTTGGAAAGAACATTGATGAAAGCAGAAACAAGTGGGCTGGTCCAATCAGGCCAATTTCAATCTTTGCAAAAGCCCAGGTTTTGATTGATCGGATTGAATCATTCAATTCACCAGCCTTCTGGAAAAGACAACCCATTCAAATGGAATTGATATGAATAAATATTTGAACCCTTATGTTTTGGTTTTTCTTGGTGCAATCGTTTCAGCGAATCTGGTTCTTTATTTTCTGGGGCCGATACCCTGGGCCATGGTCAATGGATTTCTGTTCATTGGTCTGGATTTTGTGATCAGGGATAAGCTTCATGAAATCTGGGAAACCCATTTGTGGAAAAGAATGCTGGGGCTGATCTTCACTGGATCTGCAATCAGTGTTCTTTTCAATGTTGGTGCCCTTCAGATTGCCATTGCCAGCTTCATTGCTTTCCTGGTTGCAGGGATGGTGGATGCAGTGATTTACCATGCCCTGAAAGATAAAAAGTGGTTGATCAAATCCAATGCTTCCAATGCAGGGGGTTCCATTGCAGATTCGATTCTGTTTCCCACCATTGCCTTTGGTGCATTCATGCCTGAAGTCATTCTGGGTCAGATAGCATCAAAGTTTTTGGGTGGTGTTGTTTGGTCCATTGTCATTTCAAGATTTAAAAAATGAATGACTACAACCCCAGGTCCAACTGGGATCTGGGGGTGGACATCAATCTTTGTGATCTATATTACCAGGGTGATTGGTCTGAAGATGATTTATTGAAGATTAAAAACACCAATCATTCAAAGATTCCCACCAAATCCAAACCCACCAAATCCTGGAACAGACTTTCATGGTTCTTGGCATCCTGGGAACGATACTGGACTGATGGCCCAGGCTTCTGGGAACATTCCAGGTTTGAATTTTATTCAGTCTGGATTCCCTGGATACAGAAAAAATTCCCCTGCAGACAAAAAAACTTCCTGATTCAAGAAAAAATATAAACTTTTTTCTTCAATCTTTTCAGTGCTTTATGTAATTAATTCATTATTTGGTGTTTTTTAGGGTTGACTTGGTGTTCCCAATGGGTACAATAAAATCATGTTCAACACCAAAACCCAAAACGAAAGGAACAGTATGAACATCACTTATGAAATCAGAGAACAGGGATCATGGTTCATTTGCCTAATAAAGGAATCAGGCAAATTACACCCAATCAGTTACAAGCCTGAGTGGTTCCCAACCAAAAAATGTGCAGTGGCTTTTGGTGAACTAATCAAATTCAGATATTCAAAATAAATCAATCAAGCCCCTTCGGGGGCAGAAAGGAACAGTATGCAAACAATCCAATACAAGAACCACCCAAGGCAAAAGGAATCCTTCATTGAAAATGAAAGGTTAAGGTTGGCAAGGTTTCAAGATCCAAGGGATATGAAATGGTATGCCTTTGTTGAAACCAAGGATGATGGGTTCCACATGTTCAGTGGTCCACATAGAAGGAAAATGTCAGCAACTGAACAGATCAGGATCTGGATGTCTGACGATACAATTGAATTCTAAAATGACAACCCTAAGAAAAGAAAGGATGAAGCTGGGTCTGTCCATGTCTGAAGTTTCCAGAAGGTCTGGGGTGCCCTTTCGGACATGGCAGAAGTGGGAACTGGGCACCAGAAGAACCCCTGAAATGGCATTCAAGCTTTTGAAGGGAATTGAATCAAATATTTATTGAAAGGAAATCAGTATGAATGAAGAAAAAGCAATAGCACTCAAAATTTTTGGTGAATTTGTCAAAGCCAGAGAATATGAACTTGAATCTAAATGGGAAGAACTAAAAAGGAGAATGGTTGAAACAGAACCACTACCTTCACCAGTAAAGCAAATGCAATTAATTGAAGAAGCACTTCTTCAAATGGGGAACCTTAGAAGCACATTCAATATGTGGTTGTTTGATCCAGAAGATCCAGAATCAAAATCCCCAATTGGGTTTGATGAAAAAGAATGGCAAAAAATCAAGGGCATTGAACCCAAATACGGTAAATCAGAAATATAACAAACTGATGCCCCTTCGGGGGCAGAAAGGAACAGTATGAAAAAAGTTAGATTCAGCAAATCAAATCTTCAGTCAATGCTTGAAGATAAGATCAGTCACATCATGGAAGAATATGATCTGCCAGATCCCAATTCAAATGGATGGAATCAAATCGAACTGATCAGAAAGGGGAAAGATCATCCCAAGCATTCTGATGATATGCGGATTTATATGTGGGGTGAAATTAGTGCTTATCAAATGGTTATTGATGACATGATTAACAATTGAAAGGAATAGTATGGCAATCTTAGAAGTGAACGAAAATCAGAAGCAGATGCTTTTGAATCATTTGAATAAAAAACTGGCTTTGGAAAAAGGTCTTGGACCCTATGGATCAAGATCAAGGGAACTTGACAGGATCAAGGAAATGGAAGACATCAGGGATCTGATAAACCAAATCAAGGGGGCAGGATGAAAGGGAACAACCACATCAGAAGATCCTTGGCCCAGTATTGCCTGAAGGAATATAGAAGACTGCAGAAGCTTGGGTTCAGTAAAGATGTATCAAGAACCAAAGCAGTGAAGAATATGAAAGACCTTGAACTTTTCTACCTGAAAAGAATGGGCTGATATGAATTACAGAACCATTAAAAGACTTGCCAGACAGTTGGGGGTTGAAGTCGATAATGATCTGAAGTTCATTTATGATAAATGGCATATTGAAATCAATGCACCCAAAGGAAAATCTTTTGGGGGTTGTCAATACCACACTGCAGTTTTCTGGTTGGATGCTGATCAATCAGAAAAGAAAACTGATCTTTGGTTTGTGGTTGCCAAGTTCATGGCAGATGAAGCAACTGAACTGGGGCAATGCCATTGTGATTTCTGGTCAGAAGCTTAATTCATCAAGTTAAATCCCACCATATTCATCATCTTCTGAACCTGTCAGCAACCTTGGTTGACAGG